ATGGCGGATACGCGGAGGTTGCTCGTATCACCTCCACCGGACTCACTGTTACGGGCACGTTGCTTTCCACAAATGCTTCAAACAATGCTGTGTTTGGAAACTCGACCTCTGGTGGAGGTATGTATCTTGGTGGTGGATCATCAAACACCGGATTCATTGTTTTTCAGACAGGTAGTTCCGAACGCGCACGCATCGACAACAGCGGTGGCGTTAGATTTAATGCATACGGCGCTGGTACGCTTACCACGGATGCGTCTGGAAACATCACTGCGGTATCTGATGAACGCATAAAGTCTAACATTCGTCCATTCTCTCGCGGTCTTGCCGAGATTCTTGCCATCAATCCAATTCTGCACGGTTACACTGAGGAAAGCGGATTAGATCAATCACGCGATGACTATGCTGGTTTTTCAGCGCAGCAAGTTCAACAAATAATTCCTGAGGCAGTTGGTGAAAATGCCAATGAAATGTTGTCATTCTCTGACCGTCCAGTGATGGCCGCATTGGTTAATGCTATGAAAGAGCTGAACGCAAATCTAGTTGCCCAAGTCGCGGCATTGTCTCAGCGTGTCGCCGCTCTTGAAAATTCCTAATCCAAAACACATGAACACCGAACAACCAAAACCCACCATCGACATCAACGACCTCGCTGCCGTCGTTCAGCTCATCGACGTTTGCTCCACTCGCGGAGCGTTTCGCGGTGAAGAACTCGCCATGATTGGCGGACTTCGCACGAAGCTCGCTGAAATCGTGAAGGCCAATCAACCTGCGCCTGAGGCACCGAAAGCTGAATAAGATGGCCGGAACTTCGGACACGAATTGGCGCAGCTACGTTGGCCCTGCGGACAACGGCAAGCTAGTTACGTCCGAGGACTGGCAAGCTCCAAGCGATCCCAAGCAATGGGACGACTTGTTTAAATGCTCAAACGTGAGCGGACTTACGGCTACTGGACTAGTGATTCCTGCTAGCCGTGAGGACTCGATTGATTGTGTGCGCGGCAACGCCTATTCCTTTCAATCCTGCGTCATTGAAGGAAGCGTGACGGTGAAGGGTGCGATTGATGGGCTGAAGCTCTATAATTGCGTTGTAAGCGGCACGGTGGAGCTAGGGCAATATGACAACTACTGGTCTAAAGGCCGCGCTCCTACACGCAACGTAAGCCTTGTGAACTGCTGCTCACCAGATGGCGAGCCGATTAGGGTGAAGCTCTGGGACGCTGAGATGCCGCTGGTGCAGAATACCAATGTAAAAATCACCAAGATACCAAAGGGGATTTGGCTTCCGTATTTCCTCTTTCGTCGTCTGACCAACCCTAAAGCCGTGTAAGCCATGCTCGATCTTCTAACAAATGTTCTTGGTGGTGGTACTCTCGGTGTCTTGCTCCGCATCGGCAACGGCTGTTTCGACAACTACAAAGCCGCCCAAGAGCACAAGCGCAAGCTAGAAGAGGCTAAGGCTATGGCCGACATTGCCAGTGACAAAGCTAAGTGGGATGCTTTTACGGCTAGTCAGCAAGCGGCCACGCCTCCCGATAACATCTCGCCGTGGGCCGCGAACACCATCACGTTGTTTCGTCCAACTATCACCCTGCTGCTACTTATCCTTGTAACCATCGTATTCTTTGGCGTGTGCCAAGAAGAACAGGCCGAGATGATTGATGAGATACAATTCTGTGCGTTCAACTGCATTGGTTGGTGGTTTGGCGACAGAATGACCCGCAAATCCAAATGAACTCGCAAGAGAAAGACATCCTAGTGGCGGCTATCCCTACCACAGCTTCGTTCACTTTGAGCCAAATTAACAGCTTAGTGGGCATCATTGGCGGTCTTATTGGTATTGCCTACCTCATTTGGAAGTGGCGCAAAGAAGCCAATAGGCCCTAGAACCCCCTTTCCTTGCGATTTAAGGCCATTTGACCTATGAACCCACGCAATCTACCCTGTAACAGCCCAAGACGCGATATAAGCGGCGGAAAGAAGAGCGTTGTCCGCGCCTGTGCCGATGGTAAGTCTAGGGTGATACGTTTTGGTGACGCCAACATGACGATTAAGAAGAGCCAACCCGCACGCAAGAAGTCCTATTGCGCTCGTTCTGGCGGCATCAAAGGCACGTCTAACAAGCTGTCGGCCAACTACTGGAGCAGGAGAAGCTGGGGATGCAAATAGCTGATCTAGAAATCATTAACTACGATTGCGTTGATTGCAAACGCACGTTGCCAAAAGAAGAGTATTATTGGCATAAACAACGAAACAGCAGACACAGCGCGTCATGCAGGGCTTGCTATCAACTTAAACGCAGGGGTTATCAAATAAACTACATGAGTCGTGTTGGTCTCAAAAAACAACGAGACAGGTATTCTCCGGAAACACGTTCAATAGAAATTCTTAAGAGTTATGGCCTTACACTTGAGAAATACAATCAAATACTTGAGGCGCAGGAAGGCGGATGTGCAATTTGCGGCGATAAACAGGCGAAAACAAAGAGAAATGGAAGATTTTGCATAGACCACGATCATGTCACTGGTGAGGTTAGGGGATTGCTATGCTCTCACTGCAATCGCGGCATCGGGCTTCTTGGCGATAATTCAGATAGACTTAAGGCAGCGGCGGAGTATTTATTGTCTCCGCCGAGCCGCAAAGCTTGGTCGTGTTAATATTTACCCATGAGCATGAAAAACGAAAAGTATAAGTCGCGCAAGCAAATGATGAAGCACGAAAAGGCTGAAGGCAAACGCGAGCGCAAAATGGAATACGGCGACAAGAAGATGGGCTACGGTAAGCGTAAGGCTTGCTAATTATGCCGCTTACCAAAAAAGGTAAGAAGATAAAGAAGGCCATGCTTGAGGAGTATGGCAAGAAGCGGGGCGAAGCCGTGTTCTACGCATCCCGTAATAAGGGCACAATTAAGGGCGTGGACTACAAGCGGCGCAAGGTATAATGGGCCAATGGCTCGTTATAATAGCTTCGGCGAAAAAGATAGTCAATTCAATGATGAGGTTGATATTGGGTTTTCCCGTATCAATGCTCGCCTACGCCCCGATCAGCTAAAGACTGGCGAGCTGGCTGTGTCCATCAATGGACGCATGGACATTGACGGCGCTTGGCAACCACGCAAAGGAGCCAATGCTTTTGGCCCAGAACTGGGTAATAGCGGCGAAGCCCTTGTTGTCCCGTTCTACATTTGGACTAACCGCACCATTAGCAGCGCAACGCGCAGCACAACGACGGTAACTATCACTACGTCCGTCAACCACGGCTTTACGACTAACACGCTAGTTGGCATCTATGGACTTACGGGCACCGTCAACCCCAATGGCAATCGCACCATCACTGTCACTGCTTCCAACAGCTTCACGTTCACCATTGCAAACGCAACCGGAAGTGAGACATACACTATTGGCGGCACCAACTACGCCGGGGCTCCCTTCATCAGCAGCAACATCAACAATGCCTATGGCTCCTGCTTGTTCTCTGACCCCTCCGATGACAATGACGAGTATTTCATCATTGCCCTAAATTCTAAGGCCATTGCCGTCAATTGCGCTACGGGAGTTTCCACCAACATCACCTATCCCACTGGCATTACAGTTACGGATGATGTCGAGATGATTCAGGCTTTCAACAAGGTGTTCATCTTCCGCGACGGCCTTACGGCTCTTTCTTGGAATGGTAGCTTCACGGGAACCCCAGCTTTTACCAAGGTGGCAAATGGCACCTATGCTGCTACCACCTACTTTGATGCCGTAAACAACACATCTAGCACGGACGGAATAACCACCGTAAGTGCTACTGCTCATGGCCTTTCCGTTGGCACTAAAATTTACGTCATCGACAATAAGAACACGGATTTGATTGAAGGCGGGAATGGCTACACCATTGCTACGGTTCCAACGGCCAATAGTTTTACATTCTATTCTGCTGTAAAAGATCACGCGAGCGACTCTTGCGTGCTTTCCGTAGCCCAATCTCAGGGCATTGGCTTTGTTCATATGCCCGCGCCCCCGTGGGGAGTCTATCACCAACGCCGCATCATCTGCCCCTACTACTACACCTCTACGGGCACATCTGGTAGTGAAACAATCACTAGCCGAAACGTGCGAGATGAGCTAATCTTCTCGGATGTTTTCGATTCAGATACTTATGACCACATTCAAAATCAGTTCAAAGTTACTGCGGGCATTGCGGACTATCTCCAGTATGTCCACCCCTTCACGGATGACAATGCTGTGGTGCTCAATCGCAATAGCATTCATTTGCTTAGCGGGCTATCCGGTAGCCTAACAGACATCACGCTCAAAGAAATTACACGCGAAGCCGGGCTTGTGGCCCGTCGTTCCGTTGTAACCATTGCCAATCAAATTTTCTTCCTTTCAGACAACGGTGTTTATGCAACAGCCTTCGGCGACCTTTATAATCTTCGCGGAGCGGGACTCCCCTTGTCTGACCCAATTGACCCCATCATCCGCCAAATTAACAAGGCGTATGCTGACAAGTCGGTAGCCATCTACCACAACAATCGCTACTACATCGCCGTCCCGTTAGGCACCTCCACCTACAACAACGCCATTCTTGTTTACAACCTGCTCAATCAGGGCTGGGAGAGCGTTGATCTAATTGAGCAAGAGGGCTGGGACGTAGCCAACTTCATCACCTCTGGGGCGGGCGGCGTCAATCGTCTCTTTGCCATCAATCGCTTTGGCGGCATCAATGAGATAGAAGCTCGCGTGGACGACGTGGACAACATCTACACCTTCCCTGGCTTGCCTTCTGGATTCTTCCACGTTGAGTCTGAAGCTCTCACCCGCGAGTTCACGTTTGAAAGCCCTGAGCGCAAGAAGTTCAACAGCTTTGAGATTCACACAGAATCGAGCGAAAGCAACAACTCAGACGCCACCATTGAAGCTGTGTCCGAAAACTTGGACGGCGACTTTGAGCTTGGCACCGTATCTGGCATTCTAGGTGAAGTGCTTCCAGTGGGCGAAGACGCATCCTTGCGTGGTAGAATTGGCAACATTCGGGCCTACGGGATGCAACTTCGATATACTCCGACTGCTGGACGACCCAAGTTGCGTTTAGTAAAGCTCACAGCATCACCTACATTCAGAGCCTTAACACAAGCCTCATAACATGGCCATTCTATCTAAAGGAGCGACAATCGTTGCTGACACACAGGTTAGCGCAACCAACCTCAATAACTTGGTTGACGCAGCTACGTTTGTATCTGGTGCCGTTGATGGCACAACCACACAGCTTTCTGGTGGAGCCATCATCGTTAAAGACGGCGGCATCACCCCAGCTAAACTAAGCACAGGTGGCCCTAGCTGGACGAGTGGTGGTACGGTGTCTGCCACAGCGTTTTCTGGCCCCATTACGGGCAATGTCATTGCTAGCATTGCAGACATCACCCTGCTTGATTTAACGCCCGAATTGGGCTATCCCACAAGCGGCACCATCACCCTCAACCTTGCGGCTGCTAGTAATGCCAAAATTGAGCTCGGTGGTAATAGCACGTTTGCCCTGTCCTCCATTGCCTCTGGTTACATTAACATCGTAGCGTTAAGAAACGTCACGGCTGGCACCATTACGACAGCTTGGCCAGCTTGGATTTCTGCTGGCGGTAGCTTCCCTGCTTCCCTTACAGCGGGTCAAGCAATGGTGGTAAGCCTCTATTCCTACGGAACAACCACAGGTAGCGTTTACGCAGTATCTTCCCTCTAATTTTATGGCTTTTAACCCACAGACAGGCGAGTATGAGCAAGACATCGTTGCTGACCCAACAAATGTTCCTGCTGCCAACCCATTTGGTTTTGACCCCGGCCAAGCTACCCGCGACTATCTCGCTGGCGTAGCCAACCCGCAAACCCTTA